TTACATATGGAGGATTAGCTCAGTTGGGAGAGCGTCTGCCTTACAAGCAGAGGGTCACAGGTTCGAGCCCTGTATCCTCCATTGAGCCGTTAGCTCAGTTGGTAGAGCAACTGACTTTTAATCAGTGGGTCGACAGTTCGAGCCTGTCACGGCTCAGAGAATTATTGGTTTTAAATGGCGGCTCAAGTCGATTTTTCGCCGACTTAGCTCAGTTGGTAGAGCATCTGTCTTGTAAACAGGGGGTCGAAGGTTCGAATCCTTTAGTCGGCATGGTACCAATAATTTGATAGCACCATGTTTCATGCGGAAGTAGTTCAGTGGTAGAACATCACCTTGCCATGGTGGGGGTCGCGGGTTCGAATCCCGTCTTCCGCTTTCCAAGCACAGTGCCGAGGGTGTGCTTGGTCAAACCTATCCTCGGCATTATCATGATTTGCACCCATAGCGCAATTGGATAGAGTGTCTGACTACGAATCAGAAGGTTGTAGGTTCGACTCCTACTGGGTGCATTATCGGGAAATAGCTCAGCTTGGTAGAGCACCTGGTTTGGGACCAGGGGGTCGCAGGTTCGAATCCTGTTTTCCCGATTGGACATTTTTGTCCCTTAGTTTTTCGCGGTGTAGCTCAGCTGGCTAGAGCGTCCGGTTCATACCCGGGAGGTCGAGGGTTCGATCCCCCCCGCCGCGATTGAGCTTGGACCTTTAGCTCAGTTGGTTAGAGCAGACGGCTCATAACCGTCCGGTCGTAGGTTCGAGCCCTACAAGGTCCATCTTTACAGGGTGGTCGCTGTTCGGTATAATCGATATGTTATTGTTATCGCGGGATGGAGCAGTTCGGTAGCTCGTCGGGCTCATAACCCGAAGGTCGCAGGTTCAAATCCTGCTCCCGCAATTTATATGGTTCCATGGTCTAGTTGGTTAGGACGCCTGCCTGTCACGCAGGAGATCACGGGTTCGAGTCCCGTTGGGACCGTTTGCGGCTCGGTAGCTCAGTCGGTAGAGCAATGCATTGAAGCTGCATGTGTCGGCAGTTCGATTCTGTCCCGCGCCATATTCATAATCATTTTTATGCGGGTGTAGTTTAGTGGTAAAACCACAGCCTTCCAAGCTGTTGTCGCGAGTTCGATTCTCGTCACCCGCTGCGGTTATGATCATGGGCCTATAGCTCAGTTGGTTAGAGCGCACGCTTGATAAGCGTGAGGTCGGTGGTTCAAGTCCACCTAGGCCCATTGTTCCATTTATAGTTTCATATACACATGGAGAAGTACTCAAGTGGCTGAAGAGGCGCCCCTGCTAAGGGTGTAGACCGGGAAACTGGTGCGAGGGTTCAAATCCCTCCTTCTCCGTTGTGGCCCGTTGGTCAAGTGGTTAAGACACCGCCCTTTCACGGCGGTAACATGGGTTCAAATCCCGTACGGGTCATGTTTAGATGGAGAATTACCCAAGTCTGGCTGAAGGGAACGGTCTTGAAAACCGTCAGGTGGGCGTAAGTCCACGCGAGGGTTCGAATCCCTCATTCTCCTTTATAATTATCGCGGGATGGAGCAGTTCGGTAGCTCGTCGGGCTCATAACCCGAAGGTCGCAGGTTCAAATCCTGCTCCCGCAATTTATATGGTTCCATGGTCTAGTTGGTTAGGACGCCTGCCTGTCACGCAGGAGATCACGGGTTCGAGTCCCGTTGGAACCGTCTCTCTCAATTGAGAGAAAAATACAAAAGTTTAGTTCCAAATGGCTCGGTAGCTCAGTCGGTAGAGCAATGCATTGAAGCTGCATGTGTCGGCGGTTCGATTCCGTCCCGCGCCATTATGGAGGAGTAGCGAAGAGGCTAAACGCGGCGGACTGTAAATCCGCTCCTTCGGGTTCATAGGTTCGAATCCTATCTCCTCCATTTTATAGGGATATAGTTTAATGGTAGAACTACGGTCTCCAAAACCGTCAGTGTGGGTTCAACTCCTACTATCCCTGCTTTTATAATGGCGGTATTGGTGAAGCGGTTAACACACCGGTTTGTGGCACCGGCATACGTGGGTTCGATCCCCACATACCGCCCTTTTTACTGGGGTATAGCCAAGTGGTAAGGCAACGGACTTTGACTCCGTCATGCGCTGGTTCGAATCCAGCTACCCCAATTTCTCCAACTGCCATAGGGGAAAGGCACTTAATTGAAATATGGCGGTGTAGCCAAGCGGTAAGGCATGGGTCTGCAAAACCTTGATCGTCGGTTCGATTCCGATCACCGCCTTATCTTGCGGCAATCGCCAAGAGAGTGTATTATCATTTAATATTATGCCGGTGTGGCGGAATTGGCAGACGCGCGGGATTCAAAATCCCGTTCCAGCGATGGAGTATCGGTTCGACCCCGATCACCGGTATATTTGCCCCTTTTAGGGGCTTTTTTAGTACCCAGAAATGGCTTTAAACCGGCATTCTCGTTTTTATCTGAACTCCGAAAAGCCCATAAAAAATATAATCCATCGAACCACATCGAACCAAATAGCCTGAAATTGCGATTTTTTAGAAAAATGGTTCGTGATCGAAAATTGAATGTGTGCTGTAGGCCTTGCGGCAGTTGACATTGAGCCGTGTTCTCTGGTTCGATTTTGAGTCACAATACATTCAGTGCTTTCTCGTCCTGCTTCTGTGTCATCGCATCCAGTAGATGTGTATAGATCTTGGTGGTAATGCCAACGTTTTCGTGTCCGAGGCGATGTGATACATACTGAATGTCAAGGCCTTTATAAAGCAAGTAGCTGCCATGCGTGTGCCGCAATCCGTGGAAACCGAACCCAGGACGCTCAATACCGAGATGTTTAAGAGCGCGGCGAAGTTCCTTGTTGACACCATTGCTATATATTGGCAAGCCGGTCGGCCCAAGAAACAGTAAATGGTACGGATTGTTAATCGCTTTTATTCTGTCAGCCAATATGAGCTTATGGAGGCTAGCGATAAGAACTGGGCTTACTTTGATAGTACGAACACTTGAAGGAGTTTTGGTCGGACCGAAGACTTTTTCACGGTCTGGCCAGCTACCATCCGCGTTACGAATGACAAACCTGTACTTGAAGGTCTTGTCGATACTGATGGTGCTCTTCTTCTCATCAATATCTTCCCACGTTAAGCCACCAATTTCTCCAAGCCGAGCGCCAGAGTATATGGCCGTTTGAACCATCATGAGAGCAATTCGTTGCGGGTTGGCAAATTGATCAACATAATCTCGCAGTTTCTCGAACTGATCAGCTTCAAGAAATTTTGTGTCTTCTGATCTGCCTGCGGTACCACCCAGTTCTGCATGAGCGGCATAATCGCGCCTAATCAAGCCTTCGTCTGCTGCGGCCATAATTGCTTGATGAGCGTGTGAATGTAGCTTCTGGACTGATTGCCTTGCGTGCTTGTGGCCGTAACCGTCATCAATATAGTTGTTAATAAACTGTTGATAAATCATGCGCGTTAAGTCAATTAATTTAAGGCCTTTGAAGTAGTTTCTGATGATTGTACCCGAAGTTGCATACTTGGTCATCGTCAGTTCGGAAACAGAACGTATCTTGTAGGTATGCAACCACTTGTCATACCAATCTGCGAAAGTGATCACTGGATCTATTTTTACAGATCCGCCAGTGGAAGTGAGGTACTCTGCCTCAGCAGCCTTAGCTTCTTTTCGTGTTTTGTAAAATGATGTTTTCTGCTTGGAGATGCCGTCCGCTTTGTATGAATATTGGAATCCCCAAGGCTTACTTTTTCGGTTAGCTCGCTTGAATACCGCCATATTATTGTCCTCCTGTGTAAAAATGTGTATACAAAGAGCCTTGTTGCTCCGAGTATTTGTTAGGCGTCTGCCCGTTCACTTTGGTCGGTGGGGTAGGCGCTTTTTTATTTTGTATTCAGCCCCACTCTCCGGCTTGCACGGGGACGCCGCTTGCGTGGGAAAAGGGACTAATCACCATAGTCGTCGGGAGCGGTTCCGGCGTCATCAATCTTCTTGGCCAAAGCCAATGGAACTGTGATTTTGCCACCCATGGTAGATTTGTAAGTGGTGGTACCCAAGCTTTCAGCATAGAAGGTGATCTTGTCATTTTCTAGAATGCGAGAGCCGTTCATAATATCTGGATCATAACCGACCATAATTACATTGTCATAATTACCATCAACTGCAACACGCAAATCAGTTTCATCGTCACCCTCAACGACTTGAATAACTTCGCCTGTTAAAGTGATGTTCTTGCCCTTGTAGTCGTCTGGAGTCCGTGCCAACTGTTCATAAGTGATGCCAGTGTTGTAGTCAGCTGCGTTGAATGCTTCAGTGCTTGATGACTCTTCGTCATCAGAGTCATCGCTATTGGTGTCTTCGTAACTGTCATCATCGTCTTGTGACGATTCAACCTTCGATGACTTGGCGTGCGATGACGAGCTAGAAGAACTAGAGCTGCTATTGCTACTACATGATGCCAGCAGCAAAGCAGACATCAGTGAAAACCCAACTAACAGAGACTTCTTCATAATGAATCCCTCCAAAAAATCCAGCTTTTAACGTCGATCAGGGTTTGGACGTAAGTTTATTTAAATGCGTATGATCCGACGACTTTACCAATGACATCAATGATATCGGTTTCGTCAGCGTAGAAGTCTGGGTAGATACGTTCGCCAGTTTCTTCATCTACGTCATCGTTCAATGAGCGAAGGCAGAGACGGTTCTCTTCAAAAATAAGTTTCTTGATAAATGTCTTGTCATCAACGTCAACTACCGCGATCATGCCGTTAGTAACATCTTGTGTTTTTTGAACAAAGACAAACTCGCCATCCTCGTAGTAGGGAGACATACTGTCGCCGACAACTTTAAAGCAGTAATCGTAGTGAGACGGAATGGCACTGTCTGGAATCTTAACTGTGTCCATTGGTTCATTACGATCATCATTAAAGGCACCATATCCAGCGGCCACAATACCATCAACCTCAACATTGAACTCTGGTTCATCGAGATTACGTTCTACACGCGCTTCATCTAAGCTGACAACGTTGTCKGGRTTCTGCTGCTCATTGAGCTGCTTTTCGGCATATGAAGCAACTTTTTGCACGCGAGGCGTTACTAGTTCTTTAACAACATCGTTAATTTCGTCAATTGCGGTTTGCCGTACATCRATCACCATTGATTTAGTGTCAATTGATTTCTTAACAATAGCTGCATCATACAGAGCTTGGGGAGTTACCCCCAGCGCCTTGGCGTATTTAATAATGGAATTTTCATCAAGCGCTCTATTCTGATTTTCGTGATTTGAAATAGTGTTTTGGGCGATGCCGGTAATTCTGCTAAGGTCAGCCTGAGTCATTTTCTTTTGCTTCCTTAGTTCCTTAATTACCGGGCCCAGAATATTTGCAGATTTGTTTGGCATTTTGTCCACCTCTTATGGGTTAATAATATCACATATGAGGGTATATTCAAGGAAAATATCTCACGATGAGAAATTTGTGCTTGCAATTCATATCTCATGATGAGATACTAATGATGTTGAAAGCGAGGTGACATAAAATGCTAGCTGGAGCAACTAAACATGAMCTGCGTGTAGAATTTCTAAAGCCTAAAGACAAGCTACGTGGAGAGCGTAATCGGCGCCGTTGGACAACATCATATGTTGGCGCAATGGTTGGCCTTAGCCGTAGACAATACGAGCTAAAAGAAAAAGGAATGTATCCATTTAACGATTATGAAATGTTAATCATTGCCAGAGCGATGGATATTCCTGTTGGAGTTCTTTTTTTTGCAGACTAATATCTCAATGCGAGATTTATAAGGAGACATAGATATGAATGAACTACAACTATTTCAGTTCGAGGATAACCAAGTTCGGACTGTCAGCTCCCATGGCATTATCTGGTTTTCAGCACCGGATGTTACGAATGCGCTGAAACTAACAAACACAACGGTAGCGTTGAAATCATTAGACGGCGATGAGGTGACTAAGTTTAACTTAGGGGGCTTATCAGGCGAGACCAATTTCATCAGCGAACCGGGGCTATACAAACTGATTGGTGCTAGTCGAAAACCAGCGGCCAAACGTTTTAACCGTTGGGTAACGCATGAAGTTCTCCCATCAATCCGGAAGCACGGTGCGTATATGACGCCTGAAACGATTGAGAAGGCCATCTATAATCCAGACTTCATTATCAATCTGGCAACGAAGCTAAAGGACGAACAAGCCAAAACAGCGGCACTTACGGCCGATAACGAGACGATGAAGCCTAAAGCGTTGTTTGCAGACGCGGTAGCTACCAGTCACACAACCATCTTGGTCGGTGATCTTGCCAAGGTAATCAAACAGAACGGCGTTGACATTGGTGCCAAGCGGTTGTTCGCCTGGCTACGTGAGCAAGGCTATTTGATCAAACGGATTGGTGCCGACTATAACTCGCCGACACAACGCGCGATGGAGCTAGGCTTGTTCGAGGTCAAGGAAACGGCGATCAGTCACTCGGACGGCCATGTAACAGTTCAGAAGACCCCAAAGGTGACCGGTAAAGGCCAGCAGTATTTTATCAACAAGTTTCTCCAAAAGGAGGCTGTCTAAATGAAAAAGTACGCATTAGTTTGTCCGGATGGACACATTGTTGACAAGCTCACGGTGCCCCCAGAAGAGGAAAAGCATTTCAAGTCTTTTGTACCAGTAATGGTAAGCCGTTGGAGCGCAAGCGGTTATGATGTGCGGCTTGTCGAATTAAAGGAGGCTGTCTAAATGGAAATCGATATTCATATCTCGAATGCTACACCCGAGGATATCAAAAAAGCGTTCCAAGCTATTAGCGGTAGCAAGGAACACAAGGATGAAGCAGTTTATTTAGATGCGACATCTTCAATCTCCAGCTCTTCTAAGAACAGAAGGTGTTAAAGTGTATATTTTTTTCAGCATATTGCTAGGAATTATCGGAATCTTCTTCACTATCATGGCAGTTCTACTGGTTAAACCAGTATTTGATCATGATTGGTTTTATATACCGTACGTGTTTGGCTGTGTAGTCGCTGCACCTATCTGCTTTTACGTCGCTTGGGGATTGCTATATTTGTGAAATTGACCGTGCATCAAACGTCTTTACAAAAATACCACGTGACGTAGTTACAAGGAACGAATAATGCAATTGCTCTTTATCCGTGTCGACGCGAACATTGCCTACATGAAATGCAAGATGAAGTCCGATTGACGAATAAGAATTTACGTTTGCTGGCATGAAATCAAATTCAGATAAATCGGTGTTTTCATAGTCTTGCTTACGTATAACGGCCCCACCTATATGGTTTATAGCTATCTTTTCATCATTAGTAAGCTTGTCGAAATAAGTGTTATCAGAATCAATAGGCGATATATATGGCTTTTTCATTCTTGACAACGGTTGTAGTTCACGTGTGTCTGACGCACCCTTCTCACCTAGATAATGAATATCAATTATGGATATGGGTTGCGAAGAATGATTAATAACCATCAAGGCGATTTTTACGACTGACATTTTTGAATCGATCTTTATGCCAGAGATAATAATCGAAAAATTTGTTCGCGCTTCCCGGTAAGAATGCACGTGATCCCAAGTTAGAAATGCAAGAGTTATTGCAGCAAATATAAGAGTTGATATTGCAATTACGATTTTCAATTAAAGACACTCCTTTCGGGTTCCATTATCCGTCAGGAGGCGATCACAGGAAAGGAGGAAATGCCATGCCGTTGTTGCAGGTTGTTGAAGATGATCAGATTTCAAGCAAAAAGTATTTAGCGGTCGAAGAAGAAGAACTGGCAAAGATGATCGAGGAGAACCAAGAGTTAAAACGCAAGCTAGCAGCACGAGGCATGTGGACGCTCACCACCGCAACAAGCTATGTCGAAGGACATAACAACACGTGGGTAGTTAACAATATCTTGAACGTCCCACGCTTCCACAAGTTCTTGCAAGATACCGTGGTTTCATATCCACCGCCTGGAAAAAAAGGATATCTGTTTCATCCCAAACCATGGCTTGACTTCTTAGACAAATGGTTCCCAGAGATTTCAAGGTCACTTAGAGAGAAGGACAAATAATGATTGGATATTTACTAATTGCTGGTGGCTTCGGCGTGATCATTGGTCACTGCTTAGGCCACAGCGGAAATTGGAGGCAGTGGATTGAATGAAGCAGAACGTACCATTGGTGAGTTACTGAAAGATCACAACAAATTGACGTTAGACATCATTCGCGGCAACCACACACCAATTGCAAAGATGCTGCTTGCCGAGAATGAGAAGCTGCGTGCACGACTAGCGAAACTAAGGGGATGACGTGATGACCAATGAGGAATACGAACGCGTTTTAGCCGAATCAGATCGTCAGATTGAAAAATATCACAAGGTTGCTACTGATTATGGGCCGAACAACACAGATCCCCATCAAACGTACGCCATGGGTCAAGAAGATGGCGCACACGCAATCCTATTTATTATCAAGCAAGCCATGAAAAAAGCCGCTGGCCCGCACACCAACGACTGATAGAAAGGAAAGATCTTATGTCAACATTATACGACTTACAAGGAAAATATGCGAGTTTATTAGAACTAGCTGAAGATGGGACAACTGATCCCGAAGTATTAGCTGACACCATGGATTCAATCGTGGATGCAATTAATGACAAAGCCGAAGGATATGCACAGGTTATTCGCCAAATCAAGGCCGATATTGAAGCTAACAAAAAAGAACGTGACCGTTTCGAAGCACGGATTAAAGCTTATCAATCTAACCTCGGTACTATTTCACAACGGTTGGTTGAAGCAATGAACGAAACTAATCAACGCAAAATCAAGACACCGCTATTCACTATCAGTGTTGCTAAGAATGGCGGAAAACAGCCAATTTACATCGATCAAGACAATTTGCAGGCTGATGTATTCAAGGTAAAACGCGAACCAGATACAGACAAGATTCGAGAACGATTAGAAGCCGGAGAAAAAGTGCTTGGTGCGGAGCTTAAGCCACGCGGTGAGCATTTATTGATTAAGTAGGAGGAAATCATGCAGCCAATTAAACATGCATCTTCAATTGATCGAACAAAGAACTGGAGAGTTTTGATTTATGGGAAGCCTGGCGTCGGCAAAACATCAGCTATCCGCAATCTTGATGGCAAAACACTCGTGCTAGATCTGGATGACAGTTCAAAAGTGCTATCCGGTGCACCGAACATCGATGTGCAACCGTTTGACCGAAGTAAGCCAAGCGAGGAATGGAAAGAATTTCTGAAAAATCTGGCTGAGCGTGTTTCCGGATATGACAATCTGGTGATCGACAACGTATCAGCGTTCGAAAAAGACTGGTTTGTCGAGATGGGCAGGCACAGTAAGAACGGCATTGGCAACGAGCTTCAGGATTACTCAAGATGGACAAATTACTTTGCCCGTATCATGACCATGATCTTCATGGACGCGCCAGTAAACGTGCTAGTAACCGCTTGGGAGAACACACGAGATGTTACAAGCGAAACGGGACAATCGTTCAGCCAGTATGCACCAGCAATTCGTGACAGCGTGCGTGACGGGTTATTAGGCCTAACAGACGTTGTAGGGCGCGTGGTCATCAGCACAAAGACAAGTCACCGAGGAGTTATCCTTGCAGGTTCAGATGCAATTTTTGCCAAAAATCGTTTGGATGATCGAACTGCGTGCGCCATTGAGGACCTCTTTAAGTTTGGAGGTGACAGTGATGTTTCAGCTTCATCCTTACCAGAAGAAGCTAGTTAATCAAGCAAGAGAAAAGCTGGCTGACGGTCACAAATCTGTACTGCTAGTCAGCCCAGCGGGATCTGGTAAATCAGTCATTATTGCTGAAATAGCTAGGTTGGCAGTCATGAAGGGCGGACACGTTATGTTCACCGTTCACAGAAAAGAACTTATTGATCAGATCACGAATACTTTTATTGCAAACGGAGTTGATTTGAGCAAATGCACCATCATGACTGTTGGCAGAATTGCTAGACGCTTAGGAAAATTGCCAAAACCGACTCTAATCATCACTGATGAAACGCATCACAGTCTGGCAAAGACTTACCGAAAAATTTATGGATTTTATAAAGACGTTCCACGCTTAGGCTTTTCAGCAAGCCCATGGAGACTTTCAGGAAAGGGACTGGGGGATGTTTATGAAACCATGGTGGAAGGTCAAACAGTAAAGTGGCTAATTGAACATCACTACTTAGCACCTTTTGACTACTACGCGCCAACATTAATTGACGTTGAAAAGCTAAAGAAATCATCAACTGGTGATTACTCCACGAAGTCGATTGATGAGGCCAATACAAAGATGATTTTTGGCGATGTTGTTAGTCACTACCAGAAGTTGGCCAATGGACGCCAAGCTATTGTTTATGCCCACAGCATTGAAGAAAGCAAGCGCGTTGCGGCAACGTTCAATGCTGCCGGTATATCTGCCATTCATGTTGATAGCAAAACTCCTGCTTTGAATCGTGGTGAAGCAATGACAGCCTTTAAAAAGGGAAAAATTAGAATTATATCAAACGTCGATCTCATCTCAGAAGGCTTTGATGTTCCCGAATGTGGCGTTGTCATCATGCTGAGGCCAACTGCTTCTCTTGTCCTTGACATTCAGCAATCGATGCGAGGAATGCGCTATAGGCCGAACAAAAGGGCAATCATTATTGATCATGTTGCGAACGTTTATCGCTTTGGTCTTCCTGATGCTGACCGTGAATGGTCGCTTAAAGATCGACCTAAGCAGGAAAAACACAGGGGTAAATCAGACGGGCCTGCGATCAAGAGCTGCCCAAAATGTTACGGAATTGTTCCTGCACAGGTTAAGCAATGCCCACTTTGCGGATATTCATTCAGAGCAGATGGCGCTGATCTTGAAGTTGATCCTACAGCCAAGTTAAAAAAGGTGGACAAGAAAGTATTCAAAATAGTTGCGGACTATTCAAAAACAAAATATGGACAAATGAAAGCCAAAGATGCCGAGTCACCTGAAGACATGTACGCAATTGCAAAAGCACATGGCTATAAACCCGGATGGGCATACCACCAGATTGTGGCTAGGGGATGGCTAAAGGAAAGGAAGCGAGCATAGATGGGTAGACCAGCGATTGATCATACCGGTGAAACATTCGGAAATATTGAAGTCTTGGGTTACGCCGAAGTGCGTGGGAAGAGTCAACGTGTTCTTGCTAGGAATAACCGTACAGGAGATTTAAAAGTTTACTGGTACGAAGCACTACGCAGTGGGAGCACAACTGGAATTGGATTAGGAAACAAGCTTAATGCTGTGCAACGTAAATATTTACAAAGTAACAACACTTCTGGATACCCCGGAGTTTCAAGGCTTCGCACCGGAAAATGGGGCGCTTACATCAAAATTAATAAAAAAAGGATTTGGCTTGGAACATTCAATACCAAAGACGAAGCCATCGCAGCCCGTAAAGCTGCCGAACATAAATATTTAGGAGGAAACTAATATGTCATTCATTACCGCAGATTATAGCAAGAATCAAGAAAACGATTTTTCACCACTTCCACAGGGTGAATATGAAATGGTCATTACGCAAGCCGGTGAAATTGCAACTAAGAATGGATCGGAATCACTACAGCTGCGCCTCACGGTTCGCAATGATCTTGATGCAGCAGAGCCGGATACAAACGGAAAGTACCATAACCGAGTTGTCTTTTTCGATAACTGGAAGCGCAAAGCTACGAATCAATATGATATGGACGGTCTCCAGTATGTATTGGAAGCGACAAAGATCCCTGAAGGCACTCCACTAAATAGCATCGATGATTTCTGCAAGGCTATTTATCACAAGCCTGTACGAGTTTATGTAAAAGTTGAGAAAAACCCTGAATATGGTGATCGGAACACAGTGGCCCCGTGGAGCGTTCATGCTAGCAAGTATCCACAAGTTGCTCACAAATTTAAGGATGATTCTCAACCAAGTCAGCCTCATGAACCGGTTGACGATTCCGACTTGCCATTCTAGGAGGATTAAGAATGTATGAACGCATTCCAGCAGAACTACGGTCCCTAAAACAATGGGGCTGCTTTCATCGAATCTGGCAACCAGAAAAAAATAAATATACTAAGATTCCTTATTCTGCCTTAACTGGCACAAAAACAAGCTCAACGGACTCGAAACAGTGGGTAACTTTTGAAGAAGCAATCACAGCATTACAGGCTTATGACCTTGACGGACTTGGATTTTTCTTTGCAAACGGATATGTAGGAATTGACGTTGATCATATTGGCGATGATTTGGAGAGACTAGAAGAGGGACAAACTGACGACAATGTCGCATGGGAGTTCATGAATACTTTCAAGTCATATACCGAAAGATCAATGTCTGGTGCTGGTATTCACATCATTGTCAAAGGTGAAATACCCGGTACACGCCGAAGAAAAGCTAATGTCGAGATGTATCAAAGCGGGCGGTTCTTTGCAATGACTGGCGATGAGATTGGCAAGTTTCATTCAATCAATTCTCCCACAGAAGAGGAATTCGAGCGGATATATACAAAGTATTTGGAGCCAAAAACCGTCATCGATTTGCCCAGCAGGTACAATTTAGCACCTAACAATCTTTCTGAAGATGAGATCATCATTAAAATGCTGAAATCTAAAAGTGGTGATCGAATTAAGAAACTGCTCAACGGAGGCTGGGAACCATTATATCCATCTCAATCTGAGGCTGATCTAGCATTCGCAAATGACTTGGCATTTTGGACAGGCAGAGATTTCACACGGATGGACAGTATATTCCGCCATTCATCGTTAATGAGGCCAAAGTGGGACGAGAAGCACGGCAAAACAACCTACGGCGTTTCAACACTCAACCGAGCCATTAATGATGTGCGTGACACTTATCAGCCGAAACATGAAAAACCTAAATATAAGCTTGGATTTATTACTGACACTGGCAAGCCAAAAGCGTTTCCTTCTCGTTCGTGGGATGACACAGGCAATGCAGATAGGTTTGTTGATCGATATGGTGATGTCGCAAGGTACAGCTATATCGATAAGGCTTGGTATATCTACAATGGTAGCTTCTGGGAACTTGATAAGCGTGGCTTATTGCGAACCATGATTGACGAAGTAATTGCTGACTTGAAAAAGGAAAAGCCAAAAACTCCTCCTGATGTTGATCCGGAAAAAGCTGAGAAGGAATGGGCAAAGTTTTGCAAAACAAGTCGTGGAAATCGTGCTAAAAGAGCGCTTGAAGATGAGATTCAACATCGTCTACCGGTGACAACTGATGAATTTGATGCTGATCAGACCTTAATGAATGTTGACAACGGATATATTGATCTATCTGATGGGACTCTTCACGAGCATGACATCAAGAAAATGTTCTCGAAGAAATCAAACGTTGAATATTCAGACACTGTTGAGTGTCCTGAGTGGCAAGCATTTTTGAATCAGACTTTCAATGGAGACAACGAATTAATTGACTATATTCAAAAAGCGGTCGGGTACTCATTAACGGGATCAGTTGAAGAACAGGTCATGTTTATCCTTTATGGATCAGGGCGAAACGGTAAATCTGTTTTCATGGATACTCTCAAGCACATAGCTGGAAGTTATTCACGCACGATGCAGGCTAAATCAATTATGGTTCAGCAGTCTAGCGGAGGTGCTAACAGCGATATTGCAAGACTAAAGGGAGCTCGTCTGGTATCTGCAAGTGAACCAAATGAAGGCGTCCGACTAGATGAAGGACTTATCAAAGAGTTAACCGGAGGAGAATCTGTTACCGCACGTTTTTTATACGGATCAGAGTTCGAATTCAAACCAGAATTCAAGCTTTGGCTGTCAACTAACCACAAGCCCATTATTCGAGGAACAGATGATGGTATCTGGCGGAGATTGATGCTGATTCCATTTACTCATCAAGTGCCAGTAGATCAGGTAGACAAAAGACTCACATACAAGCTTGAACGTGAATCAATCGGGATTCTAAATTGGGCAGTTGATGGAGCACTTAAGTGGCAGCGAGAAGGATTAGAGCCGCCGCAGAGTGTGAAAGATGCAAGCAATGAGTACCGAACAGAAATGGATGTTCTTGAACTGTTTATCAATGATTGCTGTGAAAAAGGGCCGGGCTATCAGGCCGCTGCTGGTCAGCTTTACCAAACATATGTTGACTGGTGCGACAAATCAGGTGAGTACAAGATGCGCAAGCAAAAGTTTGGTGCAGAAATGCAGAAGAAATTCGAATACGTTAGAAAGCGAAACGGGCGGATGTATTTAGGAATTAAAGAAAAAATCGATCCGCGCTTAAATTGGGCAAAAATATGAAAGATGTGTGACGGATGATGTGACGGATGAATTTTGCCTACAATCCTTACAGCCGTAGGGCTTTAGCTTATATTTATTTATTGTGACGGATGAATAGTTAAAAAGTATATATAGATAAATATAAAAAGTATAGTGTAAACTCATTTTTTCGATTCATCCGTCACATCCGTCACAAATAGGCTAGAAGCTTTGCAAGAGTAAGCCTATAGGATTCTAATCATCCGTCACATCATCTGTCACGTCCGACATTAAAGGAGCATACATGAAATCAGAGCATGCCATTCAATCAGAAATCATGCTGGCACTATCGGAACATGGTTGCATTGTTGCTAGAACGAACGTGGGAACTGTAAGAACTGTGGACGGAAGACTTTTCAAAGCAGGACCACCGCCTGGGTGGCCTGATATTACGGCGGTCCGTAAGGCGGACGGACGTGCTGTACTGGTTGAATGCAAAAACGAAAAAGGAAGACTTCGTGAAGATCAAAAACGTTTTGCGGCCGCTATATCAGGAACAAAAGTAATTTACGGCGTATGCAGATCGGCAGACGATGCTGTGAAACTATTGGAGGAAAACAAATGTACGTAGTAGCAGGATTAAACACAGGAACCGAGTATTACCGAGCCAAGTATCAATCTCGGTGTATCCGCTGGATAAACGAGAACATGGCCAAGCACAAAAAGGCACATAACACCCGTGGTGATGACATTAAAGTCGATATTCCGGAACCACTGATTATCAAGAAAGAGGAGGAAATATGTCAGTAAAATTTACGGCGCAGATGGAGCAGTTAAAGGCACTTGGAAAGAAAGAGGACTCGAAATGAATAGCATACGAATTCAAAACGGCAAAGTTTTTGTGAATGGTATTGAGGTTGGACAGGTTGAAAAGATCCACTTCAAAGCTGAGGCGAATGACCCTGTAGAGGTTGAAATGAAGTGGTTAGTTCCTGTCATAGGCCTAGATGTTTCTGTATATCAGCCTGAACCACGCCAGCAGCAGCCTGAGGTCAATGCTAAACAGCAGAAAATCAATGACCTTACATCACAGTTAGAAGCCGCCAAGCAGGCAAACAATGACTTATCACAGGCCATCAAAGATGCACAGAGCATCAGGGACTATTCAGAGCAGGCTGTGAAGTCGGTCAGTGCGAAATGAGAGGCATACAAATGACGACCAAATTCACAGCAGATATTGTTCACAAACTGTTAGGCGTTCGTGAGGCACAGCAGGCGCCAGCAGCATTGATGAAGATTGTCATGGATCAGCAAAAGCGTAACGAGCTTTTTAAGCAATTCCTAGATGTCAGTACAGACGTATCACATGACTGGTTCTCACAATAYTTCATGAGCGTTCAAGCTGACCGYAAAGACAAGAAACAAGATTTCACCCCTGAAAGCATTAGCAAGCTCGTGAACATGCTCGKTGGATCGAATGACARTAGCGAGTATTACGAGGTTGCTGCTGGGACTGGCTCAATGATGATTCAACGATGGCAACARGACCGTTTGAAGCACAAGCCGTGGGATTAYCGGCCAAGCATGTATTTTTATCACCTTGAAGAGCTTGGCGATAGTACGTTGCCGTTTCTGATATTCAATTGTGCCATTCGCGGCATGAACGCAACAATTGTTCATGGTGACAGTCTGACACGTGYTGCTAGACAAGTATATTTCATTCAAAACGATGAAGACGACTATTTGCATTTCAGCACAGTGAATGTGATGCCGCACAGCAAAGACGTTGAACAAGAATTTGATATTCGACAATGGCTAGAGCCTGAACAAAACCACATTGAATCAACAGAGATACCCGCAAGATACAACGAAGCCATTCAGAAATTAGCAGCGGGAAAGGAACCGAGCAATGAAAACAGGAGACGACACGTTCGATGACATCTACATCAGCAAAGACACTGGCAAGGTCGTAGGCGTCATGTACGAAGGCGTGGACTACAAACTGGTACCAGTCAAACAGGAGGAAGAAAAATGAGCGAAGAAAAACTGTACGTAGTTAAGAATGATGAAGGGGAGTTTCTCTCATTCAGCGATGATGGCGATTCCGTATGGAATAAATCAGTCGGGCATTTTGAAACGGATAAACAAAGAGCAAAATCATGGGCTTACAACTATGGCGGTCACGTTGTCACTTTGATTGAGGAGCCTGAAAAGGTAGTGATAAGTGATGAACAAGCCGAAATCGTTGAAAAAGCGCGTGTAAGTGACATCCCAGCAACCTATATTTCTGCCCGTACTGATGAATATAATGGCGAGGAAAGCCTGCTTATTAACGCTTTCGTCAACGGCTACATCGTGGCAAAGGAGAAGAAATACAACGTGAAGGTGCCGTACTCAGAAGACTGGCATTTTCAGAAGTATTCTCCTGAGTCTAAGAGAGGACTTCACAACAATTGGAGACCATTTCCCGCGAAAGACGTTGATTCAAATATGAGCAAAGAATTATTTCAGTTCACCGAATCAGAGATCGAGCATTACGGCCTGCAAGACTGCGAGAAAGAAGAGGTGACTGACTATGAGCAATGAGACGAAGCGGGACGTGTTTGAGAGATTGGTAGGATGCTACGCCGAGGTTTATGACGCATACATCGATGAAACAGGAAGCCCATACTACTGTGACGATGAGCCAAATTATATGGAGGACTATGATGCCGCCTTGCCAGATGATCTGCCGGTGATTCCTAAGGAGGTTGGTGAATACATCCAGTGGGGTAAGTCATACGATATTCAGCTCTACATGATGTACGTCTCCCAATTAATTCACAGGCCAGGGTTTAAAAAACTAACGGATGATGCGAAAAGCTGGATTGTCAGCTCAAGCAATACTTTCGCCCGTGCATGGCTGCTAGGTGTCTGGCGCGTTGAGGAAACAGGGGAAATCGTGCGTCTATGAAGGCTTTCACTCTTGATGACGATATGTACATTGCCCGCGTTTTACGGGGACTTGAACCGTCGTACTCTCCACTAGATGATGTAGCACTGATAAAATCTCATCTTAAAATAATAAAAATTTACAAATCAATAAATGCTGATAACATTGATCAATTTGAAACGAAGGGCACTCCTGAAGAAACGCGTTTGTATGAAGCACTAAAGGAAATCGATGAATCAGTTTCACTTGAGTATACATTTGAAATTGCCGTCTGTGCATTCAATGCAAACCTAGGAATAACTGCCAGAAACATTGCTAGTTTACTATCAATGAGACTCATATACACCATCAGCGGATTCTACGAATATCAAATTGAGGAAAAAGCTGAAAATTATTTCCATGAAGGCGAGTTAATAACACGAGAAAGAATCGATGATTTTTCAAAATATGTTCTTTCTTTGAATGACTTGGAAGCTCGAAAACGCACGGCAGAAGTTATCGGAATGAATTTACCGGTTTCGGATCGTCGTCGAGAATATATTCAGATTGATCTATTTCAGGAGGCGGAGAAATGAAACGAGAGATTAAGTTTCGAGGCTGGCGGAGAAAGTACCAGTGTTGGGAATATGGGTATCTAATTGAATGCCCTTCACCAGAATTGAATGAGATCGTGGAAGTGAATAAGTATGGCGGCAGAATAATAGCTACGGTGGAAAGAGATAGCATCGGCCAGTACACCGGACTTAAAGACAAGAACGGGCGGAAAATCTACGAAGGCGATATTTTGAGAGTCACAACAGGAGAAGACGGTGAATCATATGTAGCAATCGTAAAATGGTTTGGCGATGAAGACTACCCAGCGTTTGATTTGGAAGGCATACCGGCAGCGTGGAATTATGATGCAAATGCACTTGCAACCATTTTTCAAAGTGGTGTTGAAACATGTGAGGTCATTGGAAATATCTTTGAGGACAAACAGCTATTGGAGGGCAAGCAATGAAAATAAGACCTTACCGTTTCGTGTCATGGATTAGTTTAATTTTATGTATTGTGACTTCATTTATGCCTGAGAAACATTTGGTGTACGGATACTATAAAACGTATGTTTTTCTGACATTGGCAGCAATATTGTTTGCGCTTTGGGACATTGCGGATTCAATCATGGAGGAGCGGCAATGAAACAGATGATTGCCGTTATCTTGCTCATCGCAGGTGCTGCAATGTGGATGTGGGCTAACTGGAAAAGAGGAAAATAAATGAATGATCGGCATCGAGCAGTCATGCGAGCGCGCATTAGGTATGAACGCAGGAAACATGAGCGAACAATGGACGAATTCGCAAAAGCACTTTATCCAGTCTTCAAGGCGGCCGCTGCCACGATTGAACAATGGCTTGCTGCCTTCCAGTTCAGGTAAACAAAAAGCGCGCCGGATAAAGGGCGCGCTATGGAGGCCGGTGAAGCACACATAAGATGTCAAATGGAATCTTTATAAAAGGAGTTGGCCTCCGCGAGAAGTATAGCAAAAGTCGCCCTGAATTAACAGGACGACTCAGTCTATCAAACCGAATTATTTGAACAGCAAGTATATCACAAAAAACAAAAGCGCACCACGAAGGCACGCTTATCCCCCAAACTTTTACAAAATTAATTATACCATAAGGAGTGGACGCAGTGGTGCGAGTAACGAGATATTTTAGCCCAATTGATCATGACAAAACAATTGAAAACGCCAAAGAGGTCTTGGGGAACTACTGGCATCACAAGCGGCTCGCTCAACGCACCAAAATAGCGCTCAGAAGCCCCGTGATGGACGGCATGCCCAAGTCACCTAGCTATGGCAACAAAGCCGAGGAAAAGCTCGTATCGCACGCTGACGAACTGTACTATATAGCGTGCTGTGAAGGTGCTATTGAATCTATAGAGAGTGAAGACTACCGGATCATTTTAGTTGAGAGCTATCTGACTCCAAAGACGACACGTAAATCCAGCCTTCAGTTAGCTAATCGCTTGCATGTTGACCGAACGACCCTTTGGCGACAAACACAAGAAGCTCTCTATGCTTTTGCTGAAATATGTCCGCTAGTGAAACTAGATGCAACATCCGTGCAACAATGATGCAACAAAAAACACGCTTTTACGTCATATGATGGTATTGTGCCAAAGGTGAGAAACCTGAGACACCGCGTTTTTCCTCCGAGCCTCAGTGATGATAAAGCTGTGGCAAGGCGTGGCAATGAGGACTGACCGTGATAGTCAGGCGGGTTCGATTCCCGCATTCCACATTGCCCAGTTTAGCGACCGGACACAGTTTGCGATGACCCCATCTGACACTGGGCGAGCGAGCAGCAGACATATGAAACACAGATATCACCTCAATGTAGTATTCCAGTTCGTGCTGGGGTACTATTTTTGGTAGCGTCAAGAATCTTGTGTAAATGAAATGCCTTCGTACATATAATATGTATCTAACTTAAATAAATGATGCTTCCAAGGTGTCCTGGAGTCCTTTGAACCCTCGGTGGATCTGCTTCAGAGACTTCTCGTTATAAACATTAAACTGAGAAACCAGGAAGCGATCCAGTGAATCTTCCGTTGGAAATTGTTCTTTGTGGTGGGTGGTGCGCTTGAGATGCTTATTAAAGTTCTCAATCAGGTTAGTGGNGTATAGTGATTGCCGGATAGCTGGTGGAAAGTCCATGAAAGTGAGTAAATTCGGCATTTTAAGCAGATCTTTGTATTAATTTGGGTATAGGTCTGATG